GGCTTCGACAAGTCATTCAGGGAGTGGGCCAAGGTGTCGGCCGATTGGGAACCTAAAAAGGAGGTTGAGTAATGAAAGATATCGAATTATTTAATAATCATTTCCAGAATTATAAAGTTTACGGGATTCCCAAAGCACAATTAATCATTGCAGATGTGCCCTACAATCTTGGAAACAACGCCTACGCCTCCAATCCTTCCTGGTATGTCGATGGCGATAACAAGAATGGCGAAAGCGATCTGGCCGGCAAAGAGTTCTTTGATACAGATAAAGACTTCAGACCCGCAGAGTTTATGCACTTCTGTAGCCAAATGTTGATGAAAGAACCGAAGGAGAAGGGTAAGGCTCCCTGTATGATTATCTTCTGTGAATTTGAAGATCAGTTCAGATATATTGAACTCGGGAAACGTTACGGGCTGAATAATTACATAAACCTTGTGTTTAGAAAAGACTTCTCCGCACAAGTCTTAAAGGCAAACATGAAGATTGTCGGCAACTGTGAGTATGGTTTGCTTTTATATAGAGACAAACTCCCTAAGTTCAACAATGACGGACGGATGATATTCAATTGCTTCGACTGGGTGCGGGACGGTGAGACTCCCAAGGTGCACCCAACGCAAAAGCCGGTACCGTTACTCCGTAGATTGATAGAAATATTCACCGACAAGGGTGATGTAGTCATAGATCCGTGTGCCGGTAGTGGTTCTACTTTATTGGCTGCCGCCCAATTGGGACGAAAAGCTTACGGGTTCGAGATTAAGAAGCAGTTCTTTGCTGATGCTAATAAATTGATATTATCACGTATTCAGCAATCGCTATTTGTATAACTTTCTCAATATCGAAAAATGAATATCTCCCAAACCATCCCGCGTATTGATTGCAAGGCATTCGCCAAATGCGGAAAGAAGTCTTTATCCCATTGCAGGCGGTATAAACTTACGGACGAAGAGTGTATAAATTGCCGGTTGGTCCATCGACGGGAAAGAAACAATTACCGTACTTCCCCCGACGGTCGTTTAATGAAACGGTGTTCCATCTGTGGCGAGTGGTACTATCTTCACCGTTTTTACCCCAGAACTTTAAATCGGGGAGAAAAGGTCTATTCAACCTTCAGTTCTGAATGTAGAAGGTGTAAGTCCTTGAAAGTATCAACCTATCAAAAAGCAAGGCGATGAATAAGAATAAGGGAAAAGAAGAGGAAATCAGGCAAAAGGTAAAGTGTGATTGCCGGCAATGCAGACGCGCCGGCCCGGTTGAGAATTTCATGGTGTATTGCCCGATACATGACTGTGGCCGATCAACCGGCCTTAGAATGTGTGAGTATTTTATAGAGAAGAAGAGATGTTCGACAAGATAACCATAAAGGCAACGATTGACACGGCGGATATTGAGACGATTGTCTTGCGAAATTATTTGGAGGAGTGCACGGAAGGTGATGAAGTCTATTACAAGTCTACCGCTTACGCCAACTTTGACGGTTGTTTCATCGAGATTCGCGGTAACAGGTTACGGTGTACGTGTTCCATTTGCAAGCTCTATTCCAAGGGAAAGACCGGGAAACTGGATAACAGCCGCCCGATAACTTTCGCAATGGCTGTAAGGACAATCAAAGAGCTGCTGTTGAGGCTATGTGTCCGGATTGAGAATGCCGTGGTAACGTATTACGAGATAGGTATCACAATGAAGATGTCCCTTCCTGCCGATTCTTACATAAAACAGATGTATGAAGTCTCAGGAAAGCTCCTTTGGAACGATGCCAACTATTCGGCGTTCAAGCAACAGACCACGGAGAAAAGCAAGTATTTCCGGAAGATCCTGAAGGTCTATGATAAGAGCTTTGAGGCCGGGGAGAAAGGACGGAATGTCGGGGCTAACATTCTTCGTATCGAAACGATATACAAGCACCAGTCTGTTTCATTGATGGAGCTAACGGACAACCTCTTCTTGTCGAGGATCGGCCGTATATTCTATAAGGACTGGTCAGAAATATGCTTTACCAGAGAACTGTCTGCGGCCAAGGGCGTAAAGGTGTCCCAGCTTGAAAGGGCCAGGGAGATATACCGGATAGGAGTTACCCGGTACAAGGAGCGTTACAAGAAGCTTTATCTTTCGGGTAAGCTGACTAAAAAGCAATGGGAGACTATACGCAATTTTGCCCGTAGCTGGCCGGAAGAGCGTGAGAAGTACGTGGAGGAAATCGGTGACATGGAGCGTGAATTTAAGGACAAACTTTTATCAGGCTACCAGACAGGGATATTTACGCCCATTTGCAGAAAAATATAACATATTGAAAATCAGTATTTTATATGTAAACACAAAAAGCACCTTATGGTTCGCAATTAAAATGTTGAAAATTAAGTGATTACGTTTTTAAAATCTAAAATTTAACACTTTTCGGCAACTTGTCCTATACAGCCCGCAGGGTTGTCGGGAACCGACTTATAAGGGCTGATAAATTATAATTTAAAAACTGAATATATGAAATATGAAGCAGAAGGCAAAATTTTGGTGGAGCTGCCATCCACCGGTGGAGTTACCAGGGATGGTAAAGAGTGGGAGAAGAGAGAGTACATCATGGAAACCAGCGAACGTTATCACAGCAAGATGCGCTTTTCCGTTTGCAGTTTCGATGGTCCTGTTGAGAGCCCTCCAAAGGTAGGAGACAAGATCAGAGTTAACTTTACCGTTGAGGCCCGCGAATATAAAGGGAACTGGTATAATGAAGTAAGAGCGCATCGGACGGAGAATATTGAATGTTAAACTTATAAAGATATACGTTATGTTAGATTTGAACACCCTTCGTAACAGGGCTTATCAAAATGCCTGTGATCATGGATTTCATGATAGAGAATTGAGTGACAATCATTGTTTCATGCTTGTAATAACAGAGTTGTCCGAAGCTGTAGAAGCTGACAGGAAAGGCAGGCGGGCTGACAAAGCGGAATTTGAATCGGTTGTCAGTTCCAATTCCGATCATATGTCTGAGGCTTTTGTGGATGCTTTTGAAAGGCTGGTCAAAGATACGGTTGAGGATGAATTGGCCGATACGGTTATTCGTATGCTTGATATGGCCGGTCTTCGGGGTATTAATTTGAATGGTATATTCATTGTTGCATACATTGTAAGCAGGAAGAAGTCATTTACCGAGAACTGCTATGCTATCATCAAAGATATTGTGAATTACAAATACACAACGGAGGAATGTCTTAATTATGCTATTCGTCAGGTGTTTGAGCTTGCCGAATTTTACGATATGGATTTGGAGTGGCACATTGAGCAGAAGATGAAGTATAATGAACACCGTGGGAAAATGCACGGGAAGAAATATTAATTCTCGATACAGAAATGGAAACAACGATAGATAGTAATGGTCTGGGTGGATTTCAAACCAGGCAGGATCGGATACTGTGTATTCGTAGTCAAATTAATCGCAGCAGTGAAGAGTTAGACCGGATCAATGAAAAGCTGGGAGCTAAAGACACTCCCTTGGAAGAGCGGCTGCGTCTTTCGGATATCCGGGGTAGCCTGATGGTTTCTATACACCAGAGGGAGGAAGAGTTGTCACGGCTGACGGATAGCCGCCGGCTTGATCAGCCTAAGCGGGCGAATTATAATTATTGATATGTTTTAGAGGATTAATAAGTCGTATTGGAATGGGAAACAAAAGAAGGTCAGTTCGATTTGATGAACATACTTGGATGCTATTGAAAGAGGTATCTGAGAAAATGGGAGTCAATATGTCAGTTGTAATCAGGAGCATGGTTGCGCGCAGTTTGAGGGAAATAACGGATGATTCCGGTAATCTGATTCTAAATGAGAAACAGGTACAAGCGAAATAGTTATTATCCTAAGGTGGCCGAAGCAATCGGAAAGAATTATCTTAAGCTTCGATCGCTTTGTTGTGTCGAATTCGATACGTTTCATGGCTCACTATCTCGTGAGGACATCTTTCAGGACACGGTGCTTTATGTCATTCAAGATGTTGAGGCCAGCCTGTTAGAATCGGAAGAGGATATTATAAAACACTTTTGCTATCGTTACAAAATGATAGCATTTCAGATAATTCAAGATTCTAAACAATTAAGAGAAATACCATATGCCGACTATTTACAAACCCAAAAAGAGGGAACAGAAGAGCAATAATATGTATGATGATACCCGTCGTAAGATATATAATTCAGAGCGATGGCGCAAGCTTCGAGCATGGAAGATGGTGAATAACCCTCTATGTGAGGTATGCTGGCAAAAGGGATTGGCTACACCGGCTGAGGATGTTCATCATATCGTATCATTCATGACTACGAATGATCCTTTACAGCGTAAATCATTAGCATACGATTATGACAACTTAATGAGCCTTTGTAAGCAATGCCATCAGAATATACATAACTCAAAATAATAACAAAAAAGTTATTGGAATATTTGCTTAATAACAATAATGTTATTATATTTGTAGTGTCAAAAAACAAAAGCAATATGGGAGAAAAACCGGTAAGTAAAGAACGGATAAAGTTAGAGAAGGATTTGCTGTTCTACCTTCGCTACTACAAAGAGCTACAGGACAGAGGGCATTATAAACAAGAGCTTGATTATCAAATCGAGTTATTAACGAAAAAGTTAAAGGAAATGTAAGTTGTCAACCGCCTCCCTTGAAAGACAGGGAGGCTAAATAAAGAAGTTATGAAGACAGATATAGAAAGACTAAAGGAACGCTTTGCCAATGCTAATACCGAAGCGGAGATTGAGGCAGTAGACAAAGAGATGAAAGCTTTGGCGGATCAAGATATGGATCAGTTTGCGGAAGGTTTGATAGAATGCATCAAGGACACCAACAAAGAAGCGGATGAAATATTACTAAGAGAGAAGTTGGAATCGGTGTTGCCGTTTATCTCTGTTTCAGCATTAGCCAAAACATATTTTAAGAGGTCTCCCCAGTGGTTTTACCAACGTTTAAATGGAAGTATTGTCAACGGGAAGCCCATTCGGTTTAATGATGCTGAGTTAAAAACCTTGGCCGGTGCATTGACCGATATAGGTAAGAAGATAAGTCAAGCTGCTGCTTTTGTTTTTTGACGATAACTAAGCAATAGTTTGTGGCCCCATCTGTAAAGGTGGGGCTTTTTTGTTCCACTTTTCGTGGAACTATATGTTAAAACGCAGTCTGCTATGTTCCACGGCAGTGTTTTCGTGAAACAATGTGTTAAAATCGAATTAATATTGTTCCACGGGTATGGGGTTGAATTTTGAGCAAATCGACTTCCGAAACCTCGCCCAACCCTTCTTCACACGCACGGAATTTTTTCAAATTTTGAATTTGTTAAAGCATTAACGTTTTATTTGTCGGACATTCATGTGGTTATTATAAAAAACAGAATATGGTGAAATTTGTAATGCCCGATAATTTATCCGATGAAACACAGAAGTTTATAAAGGATGTGGTAAAAGAGCTAAATGCTAGAAAAGCTATTCAGAATATTGATCTCGGAGCTATTAGAATGCTTGCAACCAGCTACGAGATGTATATGCAGGCAACTGATATCCTGCTTAAAGAAGGCCCCGTTATTGAGATAAAATACGAAAAAGCAGCTAATCCGGCTCAAAATATTGCCACTAAAAACTATGCTCAGGTAATGAAAATCATGACAGAGTATGGTTTGACTATTAAAAGCCGTGGAAATATTAAGGCTATGAAATCAGAAGATAAAAATGATTCTCCTTTAGACCAATTTTTAAAGAAAGGGGCCCGTGAGAGACGATGAAAGGATACTATCAATATGCCGCTGATGTTAGAGATGGCAAGATTGTAGTGGGAGAGTTTATTAAGCAGGCCGTCGAACGGTTTTATGTTCTTTTTGAACGGGATGATATAGATTTTAGAGAGAATCGGGCGGATTATGCTATTGAATTTATTTCTTTGTTGAGGCATTACACCGGTCGTCATGCCGGAAAATCGTTTACGTTACTGCCTTGGCAAGAGTTTGCAGTAGCAAGTATCTACGGATTCTATAAAAAAGATGAGGATGGCTCTTGGTGCAGGTTGGTTTCATCTGTATACATTGAGATGGCCCGTAAAAATGGCAAGTCGGCTTTTGCGGCTGCACTTTGTCTATATCATCTTATCGCCGATGGCGAGTCGGCTGCGGAAGTCTACTTGGCGGCTAACAGTAAAGATCAGGCAAAGGTTAGTTTTACAATGTGCCGTAACTTTGTATCCGGGCTTGATCCTAAGCATCGGTATCTTGTGTCTTTCCGCGATCAAATAAACTTCGATAAAACATTGTCGTTTTTGAAAGTGCTTGCCGCTGATTCCAGCAAATTAGATGGCCCTAATCCGTCTATGTTTTTACTTGATGAATACCATGCGGCTAAAAATTCAGGTTTGAAAGATGTACTCCAATCCGGGCAGGGTATGCGTGATGATCCGATGAGTATCATTATCACTACCGCCGGTTTTGATAAATTGGGTCCATGCTACCAGTTTCGTGAAATGTGTACGGAAGTGTTGAAGGGCTTGAAAGAAGATGATACCCTTTTTGCTTTGATTTATGCTTTAGATGAAGGGGATGATTGGAAAAATGAAAAAGTGTGGGGCAAGAGTAATCCTAATTTAGGGGTCACAGTAAAGCCTAAATATTTGAGGGAACAGGTTCAAAAGGCAATAAATTCTCCTTCAGAAGAAGTTGGAATCAAAACGAAGAATATCAATATGTGGTGTGATGCGGAAACTGTTTGGATACCGGATCACTACATCCTTAACGCTTCTGCCAATCTTGATTTCGAGCAATTCCGGGACATGGATTGCTATGCAGGTATTGACTTATCAAGTACGAGTGATCTCACCTGTATGAGTTTTATGTTTCCGACTCAGGACAAATATTACTTTAAAACCCTGTATTATCTTCCAGAGGCGGCGCTACAAGAAAAACGATTTAAGGATTTGTATGGCGATTGGCGTAGGCAGGGATTGATTACCATTACGCCGGGCAATGTAACGGACTATGATTATATACTCAATGACCTGATGCGTATCCGGGAGATTGTTTTCATTCAAAAAGTGGCTTATGATGCATGGAACGCAACACAGTTTGTTATCAACGCCACAGATCAGGGGTTGCCGATGGAGGAGTTTTCCCAAGCATTGGGAAACTTTAACCGTCCCACAAAGGAAATGGAGCGCTTGCTATTATCCGGACGGGCAGTGATTGACAACAATGTCATTAACCGGCATTGTTTCCGCAATGTGATTATGGCACGGGATCGGAATGGAAATACCAAACCGTCGAAGCAGTTTGAAGAGAAGAAAATAGACGGAGTAATAGCCAAGCTGGAAGCCCTTGGCATTTATCTGATGTCTCCGCGGTACGGGGAATTCTATTAACTGTCGGACAATTTTCTGGTTAGATGGTAAAAGGAAAACAATGAAAATACCAATTCTAAATATTGAGATTAGAAAAGCGTCCAAACAGGAGGTATCTAATATAGCTGCTTGGAGTTCCGGTGGAAGATCGCTGTTGTTGAGCCGTGATAAGCCAATGTTGCTTTCTACTGTTTATCGGTGTGTGGACTTGATTTCTGACAGTGTGGCTGTCTTGCCATTAAAAACCTATCAATTGGATGAAGAAGGTTTTAAGAAGGAGTGTAAATGGCATCCGGCTTACCATGTTCTGAATACAGAGCCTAATGAAGACATGACCAGGTACGTCTTCTTTAAAACATTGATGGCCTCAGTCCTTTTAACAGGTAACGGTTATGCCTATATCGAAAGGGATGGGACGGATTTACAACTAATCTATGTTCCTTCTTCCCAAGTAGGTATAGAATGGATAGTAGATGCGAAAGGCATTCGTAGAAAACGTTACAGGATTACAGGGTTTAAGGATCTGGTACAGCCTAAGGATATGATTCATGTATTGAACTTTTCTTATGACGGAATCATTGGGGTGTCTACGCTGACCCATGCCCGGCAAACGCTGGGTATCGCCTCTGACAGTGAGGCGCATGCCGCAGGATTCTTTAAGGGTGGCGGTAACGTGGCGGGTATCTTGGCATTTGAGGGCCGCTTGGATAAAAAACAAAAAGACCAGATCTATGAAACTTGGGAAAATCGTACTTCTTCTGTAGGGGGGAAACCCAATGGCATTGCTGTGCTTGAAGGGAATATGAAGTACCAGCCGATCACTATCAGTCCCAAGGATTCGCAACTATTGGAGTCCAGGGAGTTTAATGTGGTGGATTTATGCCGTTTTTTCTCCGTCTCTCCTGTTAAGGCTTTTGACCTGTCTAAATCGAGCTACTCCACTGTTGAGGCTACGCAGCTTCAATACCTGACGGATACGGTGCTGGCTGTCATTACCAAGATTGAGCAGGAGATCAATCGGAAAGTTTTTCTTAAATCCGAACGTGGCCGGATATTGGCTGAATTTGATACATCGGCAATTTTGCGTACAGACAAAAAGGCGCAGGCCGCATATGCAAAGGATATGTTTTATGTTGCAGGGATGACACCCAATGAAATTCGCCGGGAGAATAATTTGCCCCGATTAGAAAATGGAGATAAAGCCTTTGTGCAAGTCAATACACAAACATTAGATCGTGCGGTAGCCGACCCTGTCATAGATAAAAATTCCAAGTTGTCCGACAGTTCTGTGGTTAATGAAGAAAAGGATTGATTATGGATGAAAAGAGAGAAATAAGAAATACTGCCTATCAAGTGGTGTCAGACGAAGAAAAGCGCACCGTTGAAGGGTATGCTTTGCTTTTTGGCGTGTCTTCGGACGGTTTAAGTTTTGAAGAGGTGATTGAGCATGGAGCTCTGGATGGTGTTATTGAGAAAAGTGATGTATTTGCGTTGCTAAACCATGACCAAAGTCGGGGGATTCTTGCCCGATGCAATCGGGGGACCGGCTCGTTGACATTATCTATTAATAGCAAGGGATTGAGATACCGTTTTGAGGCCCCAAAGACTGGGCTCGGAGATGAGCTGATGGAAAATATCCGGAGAGGCGAGATCACCGAGAGTTCTTTTTGCTTTGATGTAGAGGAAGAGACTTGGGAAAAGAAAAGTGATGGAACATGGAAGCGGACAATATTGAAAATAGGTCATTTATATGATGTCGCGCCTGTATATAATGCCGCATATAGCAAAACATCGGTTTATATGAGAGGCAAGGAGCAGGCCGAAGAAGATTTTCGTAAACAGGAAGAACAGAGAAAATCCAGAGAGTTGGATGAATATTACGAGAATATAGAAAAATTATTTAATAATTAATTTAACGATTATGCCAAGAGAAAAATCAATTACAGATTTAAAAGACGAAAGAACCCAGCTTTCTATCCGTGCTAAAGCGATAACTGATGGTGCGAGAACCGAAAAACGCATGTTAAACGAGGGCGAAAATACGGAACTTGGAGAGATCCAGTGCCGGATGACTGACATTAATATGGAGATTGCAACCAAGGAGGCCGAGAACAGAGGTAAAGGGACTCCCCATGTAGAACCCGGTCAGGAACGCTTTTCTCTCCGTCGTTCATTGGCCAACTATATTTCCGGACAGGGACAGCATGATGCGGATGCTTCCGTTATTGAGGCGGCAACGCGCCTGCATAATAGCGCAGGGGTAACGAGGTCATCTCAAAATTCATTGGTAATCCCGATGAGCTTGGAGAAGCGGGCAATGTTTACGGCGGCAACCGAATCGGCTACGGGAGTGGTCATTGATCAGGAGCAGCAGGAATTGTTGCTGCCGCTTCAATCCTCTTTGGTCTTGGCTCAGGCGGGAGCCAGATTTATGACCGGTTTACAGGGGGATATTTATTGGCCGAAGTATAGCGGTTCCAATGTTTTCTGGGAGGGTGAAAACGCTAAAGCCAAAGACGGTGCCGGGCAATTCAGCAAAGGTGACGCCTATAAACCCAAGAGACTGACGGCTTATGTTGATATCTCCGAGCAGTTGCTTGTCCAGGAAAATACTTCGGTTGAGGCAATTATTCGACAAACGTTGGCTGCTGCTATTGCGCAAAAGGTTGAGCAAACCGCATTTGGTACGCACGCTCACAATGATAATACGCCCGACGGGCTGTTTCAGACAGTGCCGGCCATTAACGGTGTCATGGATTGGGCTAAAATTGTGGAGTTGGAAACCAATGCGGATATCAACAATGCGCTCTTTGGTAATTTGGCTTACATTATGCACCCGTCTTTGGTAGGTAAGGCCAAAACTAAAGTGAAAGATGCTTCCGGTGCCGGAGGCTTCATTTTTGGCGATAAGGGTGAAGGTACTCTTAACGGATATAAAGCGCTTCGCACCAATAACCTGCCTAAAGGCTTGCAGACCGCTAAAGATGAATTCGGCATTGTTTTTGGTAACTGGAATGACTACTTTATAGGTCAGTGGGGAGCGCTGGAAATCAAAGTGGATCCGTATTCCCGCATGTTGGAGGGAGTTGTACGTTTGGTGATTAATTCTTATTGGAATATGGGTATGATTCGCCCTGAGTCATTCTCCATTGCCTCAATGAAGTAAGCCATGAAGTACGTATCGTTAGATTTGGCGAAGAAGCACCTTTACATCGAAACAGAATACACCGATGATGATAGTATCATTGGTGTATATGTTGCCGCCGCTGAAGGGGCTGTAGCTAATCACATACGTCGGGAGCTAGATACGCTGGAGGATAGTGAAGGGAAGCTGCCCGACCCTATTCTCTCAGCTATCCTTCTTGTTGCTGGAGGTTTGTTTCGGGATCGGGAAGTCAACTTTGTCGCGGAACGGGCGCGGGACAAAGTCGGTTTGCTGGACTATTTATTACAACCATACATTGATTACTCCAAATGAAAGCGGGACTGTTACGTGAGATTCTGGAATTCAGGGAAGAGGTGAAAAGCCAGGACCTGAACGGTTTTGTATCCAATAGATATGAAACGGTGTTGACTTGCAAGGCTTCGCGCCGGAAGATGTCTGCTGTTGCAGACAAGAGCGGAGTGAATGCCATGGAACAATTTATCGGTAGTATTATAGTATTCCAGGTTCGGAATTATCCGGCGATTAAAGAAAACCAGAGGGTTGTTTATCGGGGAGTGGAATATGCGATAAGGATGATTGATCCACAAAGAGATAACACGCTTGTAATCACACTTGAAAAACTGAATATATGAGTGATCTTTTTAGTAGACATATCCACGATTACATATATGGGAAATACGTAGATGCCAGAATGGCGGGTAGAGGCAAAGCTTTTGAGTTGACTGTTTCCTCCCTGTCTCAAATAGAGATGGCGGTTTCTGAATTGGGGGATATTGATAAAGATAAAGCGATAAGGGCAGGGCTCAGAAGCGCCGGCGGCTTCTTTGCCCGTAGGGGTAGGAAACGCTTATCAGAGCGTAGCTATAAAAAAGGTCGTTTGACCAAAGAGGGGCGCAAAGCGTTGGCGGCTCATAATTTATACAATGCTTTTGCCGTGCGGGTGAAACGCCGTAGTCTTGGCGCTGTGGTCGGCTTCAATTACAGAGGACATCACGCACATTTGGTAGACAGAGGGACGGTGAAGCGCCCTCACCCGATTACGGGAACTTCCGGTATCATGCCTGCTAATCGCTTTTGGAGTGATACTGCCGATCAGGATTGGAAGAAAGGTATGGATATGATGATGGCTACAGTTCAGCGAGCGGTTACCCGGATAATGATGCGGCAACAATAGATACTAATATGAACAAGTTTAAAGTAACAACAGAGGTACGGGCTATCTTGCAGGATTCTTTGGGTATCAAGACAATGGTAGGTGATAAAATATTTCCGTTGGTTGCCCCGAATGGAACCGAGGGGGATTTTATTATATATCAACGGGATGGATTCAAGCAGGAGTACACCAAGATGGGAGTTGCCCGTCAGGTTCCGACCATATTCGTAACTGCCGTGAGTGATAATTACACCCGCTCCCAGGAATTGGCAAGTCTTATCTATGATGCTTTGGAGGGGGAGTTTGTAGATCCGGTAATGAAAATCAGGATGGAAGATTCTACAGAGGATTATGAATCCGGAAAATATTTCCAAGTCTTGCAGTTTTCAATTGATTAATATGAAACGTAAAACTAAAATTTTAAAAACAATGGCAACAAAATTAGATTCCAGCAAAGACATTTATCGGGGGGAGCTTATGCTTTTCATCGGTGATGAACCTATTGCTTTTGCTTCCAGCTGCGGGTTGGATGTTTCAACAGAAGAGATTGATATTTCTAATAAAATGATGGGGGACTGGGCCGGTTCGCTTCCTGGGAAAAAGAGCTTTACCCTGTCAAGTGAATCATTGTTAACCCGAAAAGAAGGTGCAATGAGCTTTGACACTCTTTTGAGTAAGCAGATAACAGGTGAGGTACTTGACTTTTTCTTGGGAAGCTCTGCATCTACCGATAAGGATAATTTCGGTGGAACTTTCACTAAGGATACAAAGCAAAAGAACTATACGGGTAAAGTAATTATCACGTTCTTATCCATTAAATCAGATAATGGACAGATTGTTTCATGCAGTGCTTCTTTTAAGGGAATTGGCGCCCTTGCCCCGGTTGAGCCTGTCGGGGTGGGAGGATAAGAAATACAATAATGATGAATATCGAAGGCGGTCCGTAGATGGCCGCCTTTTTAATTAATAAATTGGATGGAAGCAAGATTGACAATAAAGGCTGTTATCCGCTGGGAACAACTCAGGGGTAAATCATTTTCTTTAATGGACTATTCAGATAAAGAGGATGTAAACGCATTGTTATATACCTCCACAATAGTTGCTAAAGGAGAAGTATATACGTTTGATGTTTTTAAAAAGACACTATCCAACCGGAAATTGGTTCGTGAGATGGTATTGTCTTTGGAAAATAGGATGTCTGTATTGGCCCAGTTTCAAAATAAACGAGCTGGTACAGATAAGATCAATTCCGATACCACTCCGGGGATGATAGGCAATATCGTGTCAACGCTTATCATGTCCGGTCTGGATGCTACATATGCATTGGAGGAAATGGAGTTGTGTGATTTGCCCATGTATATTGAAGCCTATGAACGTAAACGTAAAGAAGAGATGGAAGCCAGCCGGTTATGGACATTCTTTACCATGTTGCCGCATATTGATTCCAAGAAGATGAAAAACGGGGCTATGGACCTGATAACATTCCCATGGGAGGAAGTAGAGGCGGCCAGGGAAGCGGAAAGAGCAATAAATGAAGATATAGACCGCTTCGAACAGTTTATGAAAGAGGGTAAGAAACTAATAAATAAATAGTATGGCAGGTAGATTATCATTTTCGATTGCGATAAACCTCCTGACTGAAAACTTCAAGAGAGGTACGAATTCCGTTAAAAACGGTCTAAGAGTGATGCAGATGCAGGTCTTAACTTTTGCGGCGGCACTGGGTGCCGGTGGATTGGGGTTGAGCAACTTTGTATCCCGTCTGATCGATGTTGCCAGGGAAACCAGCCGGGTTACCACTGCTTTGAAGAATGTATCCGGTAGCATGGCCCAGTTCGCCGATAACCAGCGTTTTTTGCTGGACATGGCGAAGAAATATGGTATTGAGATCAACGCGTTGACCGGGAATTACGCTAAGTTTACGGCTGCCGCTTCCATATCGGGCATGTCTATGATGGATCAGCGGAAAATATTTGAGTCTGTGTCCCGTGCAGTAACCGCATTTGGGATGAGTGCGGAAGATAGCAACGGCGTCTTTTTGGCATTATCTCAAATGATGTCCAAGGGAAAGGTTAGTTCAGAGGAGCTTCGTTTACAAATGGGAGAGCGCCTACCTATCGCTCTGCAAGCCATGGCAAAAGCCGCAGGGGTATCGGTAGGGGGGCTTGACAAGTTGTTAAAGCAGGGCAAATTAATGAGTAAAGATGTTCTTCCTAAGTTTGCTGAGGCTCTTGACAAGATGATTCCCAACGTAGATACGGATAATTTGGAAACTTCCGTGAACCGGCTTAAGAATGCATTCACTGAATTCGTGAATGGAACGGAAGTACAGAGCAAATATAAAGCCTTGATCGATTGGCTAACGAACGCGGTAAAGGTGGCGGCTGACAATATAAGATCGGTAATTACCTATACGGTTGCCGCCATCATGGTTATGGTAACAAGCCGGTTGGTGAATAAAATACTTCTGTCGATATCCCGGGCTGAGTTGGCTGCTAAATCCGCTGCACGCCGGGCGGCTAAAGATGCCGGCCAAAAATTCAATGAAATAGCGTGGAAAGCACAGAGAACTTCTGCCTCCATTAAAATGGCGTTCTCTAAGGCCGCCATGTCGATTAGGGCAACCCTGATATCCATGGCTCCTACGGCTATATTGACGGTCATTGGGGCTGTAGTCGCTAAATTGTATAATGCCTATCGGGAGTCAAAGCGTATAAAAGGGTTATTCGATGAATATCAGAAACGAATGAATGATGTTCCCTCAAAAACTCCTGAAGTAATCAAGATTCGCGCTCTGCAAGAGGAATACAATAAGACCAATGTCACATTATCAGATAAGAAAAGAATTTTAGCCCAGATAAATGGGATTTTAGGGACTGAATTGAGTGTTAATCAAGACGTTAACAAAGTTATTGAAAAGCGTATATCATTATTAGAAAGTGCAGCAAGAGCCGAACTGGCTGCTAAAGAGGTGGCTGATAGCGAAAATGAATTAGGAAAGATTGGTGGTAAATCATATAATGGCAAAACGATACGAAGTATGGCTCCGGACTGGGCGATGGCTCGCGGGGATTTAGTAAAAGAGGAAAGATTTAAAAAGAAATACGGTGTGCATACCCAAGATGCTTTAGGCTGGGAAAACGGGCTTAAAGATGACTTGAATGCATTTATCGAACACGCCAAGATACTAAAAGACGCTAAAGGTCGATTAGGCAAGGAGATTGCTAATTCTGTGGCTACGGCTGATTCTACACCTCCTGAACCTGATTCTAAAAAGACGGAACTTCAAAAGGCCGAAGAGAAATACGCTAAATCCTTAAGGGAATTGGATGCCCGCCGGGAAGTCGAGAAGATGTCGGAGTCGGAATATTATAAAGCTGTCGATGAACTCGGGAGGAAGATGTTGATAGAGGCCAAAGCGTCAGGTGACAAAGAGATACTTAATAGCAAATATCTCAAAATGCTTCAGGATGTTATTGATCATCCTTTATATGATGAGGCGGCCGCAGAGATGGAGAAGGTGCAGAAGGAGTACAATGATAAGGTTAAAGAAAATAAAACCTTGCTTTCAAAAGGACTTATCTCTCAAAAGGCTTTCAATGAAAATCTTGCGGGGCTATCGGTTGAGGCCGCTAAGTCTGCCGCAAGCATTAAAGGAATCGGTGAGAGGGCTGATGCTTTTATCAAGGACATGCTGGATCAGGCGATATCACATATCCCATCCGTGAAGATGAAATCACGCGATACCACTTTTGATTATAAAAAATCAAAAGTGGATGTTGCCTCTGAGAATCTTGATAAAGCAAAGGAATACGCAAAAGAATTACAGGAACAGGCAAAGAAAGTAGGTAAGGAACTTTCGGATGAACTGTCAAATGCGATAGCCAATGTCCCTACTTTGGAGGAGGCTTTGAAATTAGCTAAAGTAAAAGAAGACGTGAAAAAATTCACTAAGGAGCTGGATGAATCGCTTTACTCAGGGATCAAGGATATCGCTACAAGCTCCGATCGTGTCGTATCGGCCTTTACGAGCCTTCGTGATGTGATGAATGATGTAGATGCAACGGGATGGGAGAAAATCATGGCCATTTGGAATGCAATGATAAATACGATTGATTCTTTTACGTCTATAGTTCGTACTATTGAGAATATATCAGTTTTGGCTAAAAAGTTGGCTGGCGCCAAGGAGGCACAGCAAGGACTTGAGAAAAGTACAGCAGGAACGGTTGCAGGAACAGTTGTTAAAATAGCCGCAGATGAGGTAGCGACAAAAATGGAATTAGAAAATAGTCAGAAGAAAAGTGCGGCGGCTGTTACAGAAATGGCATCGAAGAGTACAGCGGCTTATGCGGGAATACCTTTTGTCGGGGCGGCTCTGGCGGCGGGACAAATAGCGACAATGATGGCTATGATAGAAGCAGCGAGAATTAGCGCTCCCGGATTTAATTCAGGGGGGATCTATTTAGGGGGCACATCTTTTGGAGATAAAGGATTGGCGCGTCTGAATAAAGGGGAAATGATTTTGAATATGACCCAGCAATCTAATTTGTTTGATGCTATCAACTCTGGTAATTTGGGGAGTTCAAATAGGGTCCAAATAGAATTTGGGAAAGCCAAGGTGCTCGGACCGGATATTCTGCTCTCCATAAATAACACATTAAAAAAACAAGGAAAGAAACCATTATGAGCTACGGATTGATTTATACGATTCCTTTTGCAAGTCTCCGGAATAAATCTTGCATTATAGAAATAGAGAAAGAAGGGTATGTGGGGGCTCCTACTGAATTAGTGGGGGCTGGAAATCCATTTACTGTAGATATCGATGATGATGATTTCTTATACGTCCCGTCCAGGTTCAGTACGGCCAATATCCGGATAGTAGGTTCGGATTATTTGCAAAGTTTGTTTTCCACAGCTTATCAGCAATACCGTGTAACATTTAAGCGTGATGGCGTGGTAACGTGGTGTGGCTTTATCAAGCCGGAGTTGTACACACAAGATTATAGCAGTACTATATTCGAATTGGAACTTGAATGCGTCAGCGCCATGTCCGCTTTGGAGTATATCGATTATAAACCCAAAAACGGGACAGAAAGAGGGTTTGTAACTTTATGGGAATTATTAACCCGTTGTGTCTCTGAATCTCGAGGCTGTTATTCAAACGTATATATTCCACATGTTTACGCAAAGGATAAATCGAATTATACGGCTTGGACAAATGTTCTGAAAGACATGATGATAAGTGAACAGAATTTCTTTGATGAAGATGACAAGCCAATGAAACTAAAAGAGGTGCTTGAAGAGATATGCAAATTCCTCAATTGGACTTGTGTGGATTGGAGGGGTGATCTTTACTTCGTAGATGTGGATCATGCAGGCGATTACTATAAGTATGCGTTGGACTTTTCCGCATATGCAACCGTGAGAGGATTTACTATCAACGTCCAAAAAGTTGGCTTTAGCGGCGATAATCATACGCTCGATATTTTGGGCGGTTATAATAAAGTAACAGTAAAAGACAGTAACTATCCGGTTGGGAATTTACTTCCGGAAGAGAGTTACGAAGATGCAAAAGTTCTTTCGTCACGTTTAAATACGAATAAAGATAGAAAATGTTACCGTCAGTTTCTTTATCCGAAAAACTGGAACATGTATCTGTATGATGGCGATACGGTTATCACCAATGACGATTTAGAGTTACGTGCTTATGATGCGCATAAACTTATAGGAGGAATACAGGAAAGGTACTGCAATTATAAAATAGTGGACGGTAAGCCGGATATTTCAGACTATTCGTTTACAAATGTTATACAAGCCAGGTGTTTGGGTGCTGTCGGTGACTTATCAATGATAGGCGGGCTGGAACTCTTAACAAAGATAATGGATTTTAAAGGTGCGTCCTCAGTGTACGAATCAGGGGCCTTTGCTGTATCTGGAAGCTATAAGACGATAGCGGATATGGATTTGATTCCTTGGGACAATAGCCGGGGCACGTACATGCCGTTGGCTGCTTGCCAATTACGGATCGGTAATAAATATTATGGCAGTACTAACGGATTGGCCCCATTCGCATGGTCTGCAAATCCCAATTATTTTTTTAGACTTCCCGCCTCCGAAGAGAATAACAAAGCCCGATTAGATTATGTATCCATTGAGAACCAAAAAACAATATATATGCCATATAAAGGTGTTTCAGGCGTAATAATCCCTATTGATACCCTATTATATGGCGAGCTTGAATTTACTCTTTACGCATCTAAAATACATAATGCTATTTTTATAAATGGATTCTTGTTAAAAGACTTTTCCTTTAAATATGGAAAGAGCACCGAGGCCGAAAAGACTACCGACAATACAGACCGTTATTATGAAAATGTCGTTAACGAAGACTACATTAACGAATTGGACGAAATTGAGTTTAAAATATCCAGTTACAACAATGATGGGGCGTGCTATTCAAAAGTCATGTTGGGCGATAATTACCTAACCGATAACCTCTATTCCTGTATAGAACAGAAGTTAGTCCGGCCGGAAGAGCATTTAATCCGTCGCATCATTAATCAATACGGGTATACTAAAACAAAGCTTACGCAGGTATTAATAGATGACGAAGCAATTACGCCTATCACAACTATGACCGATAAGTTCCAGCCGAACAAACGGTTTACGATCACGGGCGGTACAATTGACTTCGCGATGAATCAGTTTAATTGTAAGATGATTGAAAATGGTAGATATTAAAACTACATCCATACCCGCAAAGCCCCGGTCAAAGAACTATCCGGCCGGGGCTGTTATCACCCGGACGACTGGTGGCGTTACTGTTAACGGCGGAGGCGGTGGAGGTGCTTCGGTTGACATTGTAAAGGCTACCGACACAAAGTCATTTACCGAT